CTTTATTCTTTTATATATATATTACCACAAAAATCAACCGTTGTCAAGTTATAATATCATATTATAAACCTTACTCTAAAACTCAAAGTATGGTGTCACAAACCTTACATACATACATTTTTCTTAACTCATTGATACACAATAACTTAAGTTTCAAAAAAAGTGTATGTATGTAAGCCAAAACCAAAACTGCGTTTCAAAACTACGTTTTGTAGTAAACGCAGTTTTGTAATTATTTTATCTAAAATCATAATAAAACTAATACAAAACGTAGTTTTGCAGTTTTGTAGTCCTCCAAACCCACAATCAAAACTACGTTTTGTAATTAATTTTATCTAAAATCATAATAAAACCTATGCAAAATGTAGTTTCAAAACTACGTTTTGTAATTATTTTTACCTAAAATCATAATAAAACTAATGCAAAACGCAGTTTTGAAACTGTGTTTTGTAATTATTTTTATCTAAAGTAGTTTTGCAATTTATGTTTTCCTCTTTTCGAGCAATGTACGCAAAATTATGCCTAATTTTGGCTTTAATTCTTATTCGTAGCAGTTTTAGTAATTTTAGTAATTTTAGTAATTTTAGTAATTTTAGTATTTTTAGTATTTTTAGTATTTTTAGTAATTTTAGTAGTTTTAGTGATTTTAGCAATTTTAGCAGTTTTAGCAGTTTTAGCAGTTTTAAGTGTCTAAATACTTTACAAAAGTACTAAAATTGTCTTTTGATTTTTAATTTCTATCTGTACTGTGTTCTGTATAATATCGTATACTATAATACGCATGCGCAAATGCGCTAGAAAGGCGGTGAGAACGATGACATTTGATATCCCAGACTTTCTTGATTTAGCGTACGAAAAGAATCGTGCGCCGATCAGAATGCGGATTAACATCAGCACTTTTGATAGCGATCAACTATTAAAGGTACTGGTAAGCGGCTTTCGGATACTGACGTATCCCAAGGCCGCAAAGTTCTGCGGAAAGATTGTGACTGCCCAGGCAGTCTTTCCGCAGGAAATGGAGTTGCAATCCATGTGATTGCAACTCAATCCGCACGAATTTCCCAGTGAGGGGCACTCACTGGGAAATTCTTATTCGAGGCTATCGCACTTCGCATTCCTACATTGTGTCCAAAATTTTCAAATTCCAACATTTGCAACCTGCAACCATAGGTTGCAAACTTTGTTTGCATTACTCTATAATTTATTTGCAAACTACGTTTGCAAACTATGTTTGCAAGGAGATTCTATATGGGATACATGTCATTTACTCAGATAATGAATCGTATTTCTCTCATGTCTAGATTTGTGGTAGGATCAGAGGTAAGTTCTTCAGCATCTCCTTTTACTATTCGTCAATCGAACACAAATTATTCTAGTTTTTTTCGTATAGATTTAACTAGGGTACCCAAATCGTCAGACCCATCTAATCCTAATATTTTTGGTGAGCGTTATCTTCAATTCTTTAAAGATTCTACATGTCATCAAGCCTATCACATAGAACTTTATTACCCATACGCTTCTGGAAACAACCTTAACTACAAACTTTTATATCATTTTCTTGCTCATGAAAACAAATATTGTTTTTATGAGCATCCGATTAATAATGATCTTACCTTTTACATAAGTTCTCCTTATTTTTATTTTAATACTCAAGAAGGTACGCAATCTATATGGAATTTAAGGAGTAACTATAGTCGGCTTGAGTTGGAGTTACGTAATAATCTTAATGATTCTAGATTTTTACTTTATATGCCTCAAGGTAAGATTGCATTAGAACCAAATTATGCAGAACTTTGTTATGATGCTACATCGCTTCGTATTGAAAGAGATCTTTTTTACTATGATTTTAATACAACATACAGGACATTTTCGGTTTCATATATTGATTCTATGAAGCAATTTGTTATAAATCAGACAATACCTTTAGATGAAGGTTACACGATTAAGCATGATATAGGAACCTTTAGGTGTTTTTATGATCCTTCAAGTGTATCTATTTATTCTCTTAACACTACTACTACAAATGTTATAAAAACTGAATTATTGCAGAAATGGTTTTCAGCGACTCCAGTATATATTGGTACTATGACGGGTGATGTACCTCCTCAAGTTTCTAGTAGTCCTCTTCTTTATGTTAGACGTTGGAACACAACATCTTTGACTACATCTACAAATACGGTTTATATTGAATCTTGTGCTCCTTCTGCATTTACATCTACAAATTGGTATGCTGTTCGTTTATTTCTTCATTCCCTTAAATCAGGTGGTAATACTTATGGATTTTATGTAGATGGTGTAGCGGGTTCTTCTACAGATACAGTAAATCGTTTAGCCCATTTTACAGCAGGGTTTCATTTTTATTGGCCAGCAGCACGTATAAACCAATTAATTGGTTTATACATTACATATTCAGGTAAGCCTTCCATAAAACCTTCTGCCATTTATGGCATTTACATGGAGGATCTTCGTAATATAGGCACAACGGTTTATAATCGTTTAGTAGGAAAAACATTTGTTATAGGTGGTATTCAGATAGAAGATGGTGATTCTTCTATATGGGGAGGTGGTTGGTCTAATGCAACAGCGGCCCAATGTATTGGAGGAGGTCATCTTCAAGATGGGTATCAGCATCGTCAAGGGTTTGTTTGGTGTTTTAATAACACTACCATACCTGACAGACCAGGAGCGGTTGTATTAGTCCCTCATAATGCTACAACGGAAGCCTCCTACTTATATGTTATGCCAGATAATGGACTTCGTATTTATCAATCTAATTCTTATCCATCAGGAGGTACGGGTAAGGAACTCACTTCAATAACTGGTAGGTTAGTAAATGGAATGGAGTGGTTAGGTAATGGTTCTGATGGTGCTCTTTATGTTCAAGCCAATGAGACAGTAACTATTACTGAAGATAAATGTTATACACATGTATTTGTAGATATAAGTGGTATGATAATTCTCAAGGCACGTTTATTTGTTACAGGTTATGTTCAATGCAATGGTACAATACGTTGTATTGGTCATAATGGAGGGAATGCTTCTGGCAATACACCAGGTTCAGGTGGTGTTACTGATCTTTTGGGTTCTATTTATCCGTTTCAATCAGGATATTACGGAACAGAAGGAGGCTATTATTATGATGATAATCCATCTGAGTATATTCCTCCACAAATTCCTCCTACTGTACCTAACTCAATAGGATCAGGATTTGTGACTCCACCTTATTATCCACCAAAATTATTACTTGATTTTTATGCACTTCGTCATTGTTTTTCAAACAGTGCGAATTATAATGGTAGTTCTGGTGGAGTTGGAGGTGCAGGTGCATTTGTATCTCCTTCTACATGTTATGCTGGTGGTGGAGGTGGAGGTGCGGGTGGTATTATATTTATAGCCGCACAAACATTACGTGGTACAGGAACTATAACAGTAAAAGGTGGTGATGGTGGATATGGTGCAGGTACAGCGAAACGTGGTAATGGAGGTGCAGGTGGTGTAATAATTCTTATGGTACAGCATAATGAATTTCAAGGTACTTTAAATGTAAATGGTGGTACAGGTAATGTAAACGGTCCTTCAGGAATTGTGTACACAATTCCTCTTTCTTAATAGTAATTGTACCCCACACCTATACACAAACACAGTTTGTGGGACTACTATAACTATAATTTGCAACGTATGATTGCATTTACAAATGGAGTTTGTTATACTTATGTTTGATAATAAATTATCAAATACAGAGGAGAATTACATATGGCACAATTTAATAATCCGTATGCATTAGCGCAACAATTGCAATATCGTATAAATGAGTTTCTTCATTATCTTTCTGTTCATTTAACACAAGATCAGATTAATGCGATTGAAACTGCGTTTCTTCCTAAGCCTTCTAGAAAAGATGAGGAATTGATTATTGATCAAATTAAACGTATAGCCGATACATATGGTATTGCGATTGACATTAAACGAAAGGACGTTGTAGAATTAGATTCATCTGAAAAAGAGAAGAAAGGGCTATCTAATGGAAGAGAAAACAAAAATGAAGGCTGAAACGATTTTTAATTATCTTCACAAAATTGCATCATGTCCAACGATTGTAAATGATAGAGTAGACGCTTTTCTTGCTGGTATTGCATTTACTCTATCTACTTTAGAATCTTACATTAATGTAACTGAGGATGAATTGAAGGCATTAACAAATGTCACAGGAAATCAGCAAGTTAAAAGCGGTTCATAGGGAGATTATTCGTTTACATTGTTTAGGAATGAGACCACAGGAGATAGCGGATCAATTAGGACTTTCTTATCATGCGGTATGGTCTCTTTTGAATTCACCATTAGCAAAAGCGCATATTCAGCAGATTCAAGCGAATCAGGATGCTTACATAATTGAAGCCTCTAATTCACTGAAGGAATTGGCTCCTCGTTGTGTAGAAGTACTTCGTGAGATAATGGAGGATCAGGTAGAGGTTGATCTTCGCACGAAACTGAACACATCGTTTCAGATATTAGATCGTGTTGGTTTAGGTCGGATCAACAAGATTCATTCTATTAGTCAAACTCTTACGCAGCAAGACATAGAGGAGATAAAGAGTCGTGCAAGAAACATCGCTCCAGACATTATTGAGGAGAGTACTATTACCGATACTAGTGGGGATAGCAGCGGGCTCACTAGGGATGTCAATAACATCAACGAGTGTTGATTCTCGATTATCTGTAGTAGAGACGAAGGTAGAATCTTTAGTGCAATCGCACAGCAAGATTAGTACTCGTCTTGATGAGATTTCAGTTAGTATTAGTAGGCTTCAGACGTTGCTAGAGGTAATACGAAATAATGGACGTTCCTCTCATTAAATCGGTATATAATTTATGTGAAAAGTGTGCTCATATCATATGGGCATTAAAACCTCCCTCAATATCTTATGCTGATCGTATAGCGAAACTTCTTTTCATGACTGCTTCACATGAATCTTACTTTATTTATCGTAGGCAGAAGGGGTTTTCAAAAACTTCGGATAGGGGAGCATTTTCTTTATTTCAATTAGAATGGAATACGATTCAAGATCATTTAAAGTGGCTATCACGTAAGTTATTACTTACGAAAGCAGCAGAAGCGTTTCTCATTAATTATACCTTACCTACATCACTTCTTGATCCGTCTAATAAACAACAGATTTTATTAATACTACAGGAAGAGCAAGGTGATCCTTTAGGATGTTTGTATGCAAGATTACATTATTTACGTATACCTGAACCTATACCAGGTACAATTGAGGAGATGGGAAATTATGCAAAAAAGTACTACAACACTTACAAAGGCAAAGCAAGGGCAGAAGACTACATTAGGGCATTCAACAAGTTTTACCCAATCGTTCAATCTAGGTGAAACGTGTGAACTAGCGTCTAAACTATTGCAATCTACTAAACTAGAAAGTTATGGTACGGATACGATGGTACGTGTGATTAAGGCGTTTAACATTTTAACTGGTAAGACGATGACGTTGAATGAAGGGTTTTTATTTATGCGGTTGATAAAGGAGTGCAGGCAATTACATACATACAAGACGGACAATTTGATTGACATATGTGGATATGCGGATTTACAGAACTACCTGCTTGGGTTGCTAAAGGAAAAAGGCGAGTCAATTTAGACTCGCCTCTCTCCTGGTGTGGGGGTTTGGGGGGCTACATAAATAGATTACCACATAATCAAACCAAAGTCAAGATATAGGAGTATATAATATGGGTCTTATAAAAGATGGGTTTCGATTTTATCGGGCATATAATAAGGAGAGTCGTATGTTTAAGAAAAGCCTATTTAAATCGACTACTACACAGAATGTAGCGATGGGAGCGGTAACTGGGCAAACTGTTGCGATGGGTCTTATTGCAGGTATTCGTACTACGTTTCCTGACCTATTATGGTGGGAACCAGATATGGATACAGCGGTAGTACAAGTCTTATCAGTGATACTTATACCTTTATTATCTCGTTTTATAGCGAGTATTAGGAAAGGAGGAAAAAATGAAAACTGATGTGTTAAAACTTGTGATTGGTATAGGCTTAATAGCCGTTATGCTATTAGGTTGTATTACAACCAAGTCTCCTACAGGAGAAACAGTTACTAAATCAGATCCAGAAGTTACAATTGCTATTCTTCAAACATCGGTAGATGTTGCACAGCAAGCATTATATGCTTATCAACAATTTGCTGCACAGCAAAATTTGTTACAGGAAGCGGAAACGCAACGTGAGATTATGAGACAACAGGTACGTATTCAGCAGATGTTACAAGTTATTGAAGCGTTGAGGAATATGAGAGAACACAATACAGATGTTAGCCAGTGATGAAGGATTGAAAGAGGCTCTTATTGCGTCTTATCGATCTTTGGAAGCATTTTGTAGAATTATGCATCCAGAGATTTTTAGTATTCCTTTTAGTAATTTACATCGTACAATTATTAAGCATATTGAATCTACTGCATCAAACAAAAAGTTAATTCTTGCTCCACGTGGTATAGGTAAAACTTCTTTAGTTTGTGCTTATATTGAGAAGAAGATTCTTTTTAGAGAAAGTCATTTCGTACTTTATGTATCGAATAGTGAACAATTAGCCGTAATGCAGACAGAAAACCTTAAGTTTGCATTGAAGAGTCCTTCTATAAAGAGTATTTTTGGTGATGTAGAGATAGGTGACAGTAGTATAGATTTTGATAATACGTTTTCTAAAAAGGTATGGACTGCTTTTGGAGAGTGTTTGGTATTACCTAGAGGATGTTTACAACAAATACGTGGTGCAAAATGGAGACAATATCGTCCAGATCTGATTATTTTTGATGATTTGGAAAGTAGGGAAGATGTACAAAGTGAGCATAATAGAGAGAAGATTAGGCAATGGTTCTATAGTGATGCCATTTATGTAGCAGGTAAACAACCAGAATACATTTACATTGATACATTAAAACATGAGCAGGCATTACCTAATTATTTGAAACGAAGTGGTGAATGGAATGTAGTTGAATTAGAAATTTGTGATGATCAATTACAATCGAATGCACCAGAATTTGTGAGTAATGAACAGATAAAGAAGGAATATGATGAAGCCGTTGCAACAGGTACATTAGAGCAATGGTATATGGAAAGAAGAAATAAACCTGTTGCAGAAGAAACGAGAAAATTTAAAAGTTCTTATTTTCAATATTATACACAGGAGATGCTGGATGAATGTCCAGATTTAGAGACAATTATTTTGGCTGATCCTGCTCGTGTGGTAAAATCTACTAGTGATTATACGGCTATTGTAGGAGTAGGCATTAGTAGAGAAAAGAATCGAATTTTTGTAATGGATGTAGTTGAAGATAGAATGCTACCTGATCAGTTTTACGAAGAATTGTTTAGTATGGCACAACGATTAGAAGCAAGGGTGATAGGGGTAGAAGATACTGGATTGGGAGAATATGTAACATATCCAATTCAGAATGAATTAGTAAAGAGGGGATTACCTTATATACTTGTGCCTATGCATGCTGGTATTAAAAAGAAAGAAGATCGTATTGGAAGTTTACTTCCGTATTATCGTACAGGTGTAATATGGCATAATAAGAATGCTTGTATACGATTGGAAGAGCAGTTACTTTCTTATCCTAGAGGTGCTCATGATGATATAATAGATGCATTAGCATATGTGAGTAAGATATTGCAGGAAGGAGAACGATTCTTTTTACCAAAGGAAATGAGTGATCATCCTATGTTTAGTGAATTGGCTCTTAATTGGGAAATCATTTAATATACACAAACATAGTTTGTGAGGGGCTACAAAACGAAATTTTGAACGTAGTTTTAAGGAGTTATGTAATGGCTGAATATGATTATGATTATCCATTAAATCTTGATTTAAGACCTGAATCTGATTTACATCAGCGTATTGTGAATGAAGTGATTCAGCGTGCATTATATAGTGTGGAGGTATTATCTTCTCGTTTTGAGAGTTGGAAAAAAATTGACCATCAATTAACGGCTTATGTTCCTCTTAAAGAGGAAGAGAGTGTATTAAAGCAGCATGATCCGAAGAAGCCAGTTAGTATTGTAGTACCTTTTACGTTTGTGGTATTGGACACTATTATTACGTATTTATCTCGAGCATTTCTTGAGGATATTTATTTTCCTTGTGAAGGGGTAAGTCCAGAAGATACATTAGGTGCTATTAAATTGCAGCATGTATTGCAGCAACAAGCAGTACGTGGTAAGTTAGAACTTGCTCTTCATACGCAATGGAGAGATATGCTTGCTTATGGTACGGGATATATAGTACCTATTTGGACAGTAAAGACTAATAAGAATGTTAATGAAGGTACACTTGGATTAGATGCTTTAATTACAGGTGATTTTGATTTATTGAATACAGTATGGGAAGGACATTCATTTGAAACAATTGATCCGTATTTAGCACTTCCTGATCCGAGTGTACCTATTCAAAAGTTGCAGGATATGGAATTTTTTGGATGGGTATCTTCAACTAATTTAATGAATTTACTTCGTGATGAAGTGGTGGAGGGAAGTCCTTTATTTAATTGTAGGTATTTGAAAGATGATAGACGTACTTCTCGTGTTTTATCGTATATTAATTCTGGTAGAAATGATCGAACCAAAATAAGTACAGAAACGAAGTCTCTACGTCAATTAACTCAAGTAGATTTAGTTACGATGTTGATTAAACTTATTCCTAAAGATTGGGAACTTGGAGATGGAGAAGTTCCTGAATTATGGGAATTTTGTGTGGCTAATGACCATATTGTAATTAAAGCGCAGAAGATTGATTTAACTCATGGTCAAATGCCTGTAGTTGCTGCTGCACCTGATTTTGATGGGTATTCTGTATCTCCATTAGGTAGATTAGAGATTATTTATGGGTTACAAGAATTTGCAGATTGGTTGATTAGTTCTCACATAGTGAATATTAGAAAGACGTTGAATAACGTCTTTGTAGTTGATCCTACGAAGATTAATATAAAAGATTTGATGCAACCTACAGCAGGTAAGATTATACGTACAACGTATAGTACATGGGGTACAAATGCGTTGAATAATGCTATTATGCAACTTCCTGTTCATGATGTAACTCAAAATAATATTAAGGATTTGATGGTAATTATGGAGTTAATTCAAAGAGCGAGTGCTGCTGTAGATAGTTTGCAAGGATTTTTACGTCCTACATCTGAACGTAGAACTGCAACAGAAACAAGAGATACACGTATGTCTGCATTAAGTAGATTAATGCGAATTGCACGTGTATTTAGTATAATGAGTATGCGTACATTAGGAGAACTGATGGCAGAACAAACTAAACAATACATGTCAATGGAAACTTGGGTAAAACTTGTAGGTAAATGGGAAGAAATATTGCAAAAAGAATATGGGATGCAGGAGGAAATTGTAAATGGAAGATTAAGAGTGTTGCCTCAAGACATTAATATTTTGTATGATATTAACATAAAAGATAGTTTTGTTGGTAATATGGAGCAAGGTGATCTCTGGATTCAACTAATGCAAGTTGGAGCCCAGATACAACCTATAGCCCAACAACTTGATTTTGCAAGAATGTTCTTGCATGCAGCAAGGTTGTTAGGTGCTAGGAATGTAACTGACTTTTTAATAAAAAGTCAGGGATTACCTCCTCCAGGTGCTGTTAGTACAATGCCAGTGGAACAGATAGAACAGGAAGTACAGAAAGGAAATATGGTGCCCTATGGAGAACTTGCGCAACAAGGAACTGAATTGGTTGAGGGAACAGGACTATTTTAAACCTGGTGCTACACATGAGGAATATAAAGCATTTAAAGATAGTATAATATGGAAAGATATGCAAACGTTTTTTGAACAAAAACTGTTTGTGTTTCGTACTTTATTAGAAGACCCGAAGGAAGAGAAACTTATTCAGTTTATTCGAGGTTGTTGTGCTGAAATACGTGCTATATTAGGTTTTGTAGATACGATGATAGGATTAACGGAGGAAAAACAAGATGAAACAGAAACAACCAATCAAGAATGAAGAAGACGTTGAACTTACTGAAGAAGATATTGATGAATTACTTGATACAAGTAAAGAGGAAGAAGAAGCAGAGGTTTCTGAAGAAGAAACCGTAGAGGAAGAAACTGTAGAGGAAGAAGAGTCTACAGAAGAGGAGGAAGAATCTTCTCCTCTAGTTGTACAATTAAAACAAGAATTAGAATTACTAAAAGCGAGATTGAATGAATTACAACAAAATTCATCTGCTCCTACTCAGGAACAGCAGGAGTCTTCCGTACTGGTGAGTGAGGAAGAATTCGAAACCCTTGATTATCAAAAATTCAATGAGGTTTTGAATCGCACATACCAGAAAGCGGTTGCGGATGCAACACAAAAATTGTTGCATGAGTTACCTGCTGTTATAGAAACGAGGAAAACTGCGGAAGAAAAGGCTAAAGCATTCTTCAAAAAACACAAGGAACTTGAGAGGCACAGAGACTTTGTCTCTTATGTAGCCAGATCATTAGCCGCAAAACATCCTGAATGGAGTGAGCAGAAACTATTAGATGAGACTGCTAGAATTGCTAAAAAAGAGTTAGGTATTAAGACTGCTACGAATACGGTAACTGCACCTATTAGTAGTCGTGTACCTAAAGGAAAGTCTGTAACTGGGATTGAAAAAGATATCCAAGACCTATTAGGAGGATAGACATATGGAGTCGAATAGAAAGATTGTACAAGGTCTCAATATTATTGAGACTATTCAATTTGCTACAGAATCTCCTGTTACTGTAGACCCTACGTCACGAGTAGTTAAGATAAGCGATACAACTACGAGTACTGTAAATTTGCCTGTTCCAGAAGCCCAATATGGTAAGATTCTTACTATTTATAATGGTGGAACAGGTGATGCTACTGTTAGTGATAGGGGTACTACTGTAGCCACAATTGCTAAAACAAAGAAAGGTGTTGTGTTTTCAAATGGTGTTGAATGGATTCCAATTTACATTCAAGCATAACATAGTTATGTTTGAAATAGGAGGATAAAGTATGCCTACTGTATTACCTTACGGATTAGGAATGAGAGGTTCTGGTACATGGGAACCAGGACAAAAAATGGATGACGTAAGGCAAGCATTGCTCCGTTTGTATCCAAATGGTTCTATGCCCCTTACTGCTATTACTAGTATGTTAAAATCTAGTCCTACACATGATGTTAGATTTAGTTGGTGGACAAAAAATTTCCCCATGCAATCAGGTCCTGTTAGTGGGGTATACACAAATGCTGCTCTTACTACTGCATATACTGCAGGTAATAATCCTGCAGGATTATTGCTATATGTAAAGGTGGCTGAAGTAGTTGCTAAAGAATTTCGTCCAGGACATGTTGCTGAGTTACGTGCTGCAGATAATATGAAAGTTAGTACTGCTGGTCACGTAATGGACGTGGTTTATAATGGAGCAAATAGTTACATTGTTTTACGCACTATCGAGAATACGGTAAATAATAACAATGGACCCAATCCTGCAGTAGGTAAAGATACTATTGCAGTAATTGGTAATGCCGTACCTGAAGGTGGTGTGATTCCAAATGCAGTGAACTATAATCCCATTGAAATGTATAACTACGTACAACAGTTCTGGACACCGTATGAAATCTCTACTATTGCAGAGGATACAAAACTTTATACTAATGATCCTCTTACGGAGGAAAAACGAGAAAAGTTTGAACTGCATGGTATCGAATTAGAGAAAGCATTCTTGTTTGGACGTAGGAAGCAGGATATTGATCCGAACACAGGTAGACCTATTTGGTATACAATGGGTGTTATTCCTATGATTAAGGAATATGCTCCCAATAATGTTCGTGATTATCGTGCTGAAACAGATACACGCTTCAAGGGTAAGGAATGGATTGAGGCTGGTAAACTCTGGCTTGATATTACTCTTGAAGAAATTAGCCGTTGTTTCCAAAATGAAATGCTGGTGCTGTGCGGTTCAGGAGCAATGGTTGGATTGTCTCAACTAGCAGAGGCATTGGGTACTATTTCACTTCGTACAGGTACCATTAGTTATGGTATTCAAGTGAAGGAATGGATACATCCTACATGTCCTCCGCTATTGTTGAAGACACATCCATTGCTTACAAATACTGAAACCTTTAGGTATAGTATGATCTTCATCGATACCAGGAATCTGCAGGAACGCTATATGCGTAAGACACAAACTACGAAAGATGTGTTGCAGCAAAATGGTGGTCCTGTAGCATCTCTTTCTAAGAAAGAAGGATGGCTTACGGTAACTGGATTGGAGTATCATCATCCAGATACGTTTGCTATTCTTGATGGTGTTGGTGCGGATAATACATTGGCCTAATTTAAAGGTATAGGTGTGTGGTGTGTGGGGTGGGGGGCTACAATTAGTATTAGATGGTATAGGTAGGGAGTGAATATGACAAAGGCAGAAGTAATTGGTTTATACAAGCAGATTACTGGAAGATCGGATGATGGTATTTATTATTTAACACAGGGGCAGAAATTTCTTGAGTCAATGCTTCGTACACACATTACTAAAGCATCTGAGTCAGGAGTATATACTCCTGGTGGATATGATACAACGCATTTCATAAGTATTGATGATGTAAAACTTGAAGTTAATTCAACTATTCAGAATTTAATTCGGATTGATAAGAGTGCTAAAGATGCAGTCTTTAGTGAATTTCCTTATGCGTATTATGTAGATTCGTATAAACCTTTTAATACGGTGAGGGATGCTGGATTTAAGATTGTTGCGGTACCAGAGCCTAAAGAATCTGCTGTAATTCATATAGAAGGAATTTTACGAGCAGAAGATTTTGCTATTTTAGGTAATGATGAGAAAAATATTTGGACAGAGCATTATCCTTATTTGCTTGCTAAAGCAGGTGCGTATCAGATGGCTTTGATATATGATAATCCAGCAAAATCTAGAATGCAGTTAGATAATTTGATGTTAGAAATTCAGCAATTAAATAAGGAAGATACTGCATTAGATTATGATGGAGCATCTTTATTTATGGGAGGATGACATGTTTGAATTAAATAAAGAGAATAAACCGAAAAAACGGATTCCATTTAGACAATTACGTAGAGCAGCGTTTTTGGAATCTATTAAAAATCGAGTAGATAAACCTGTAAATTTTGTACAGATTACTGTACAATCTAATCCTGCTGTGCAGGAAGTGCCTGCACATATTTTTGTAACAGGTGGTAGAATTTTTGATGCAAAACTTTATGCAAATCGTGATTGTGTTGTAGTAATTAGATTAAAGTGGATTGAGGAACGAAAAAATGGTGTAGGGGATAAAGAAGAAACAACTTCGTTTTATAAGGAAGAATCTGTTACTGTTAATATACAAGGGGAAAAGATAGTTGATGTACCGTATGATGTATATGCTCCTATGAATAGTGTACTTTATCTTGATGCAGGTAATGAACCTGTAGTTTTATCGTTTAATTTTACTAGTGAATATGTTGCAGGTGGAGTAATGATTCCAAATGAAATCAATTATCTCACTGAAAGAAACGTTACTGAAGGGACTCCTTCCAGACAAGAACATGGGAAAGGACGTGAAGTTTCTTCAGAAACTTCATGGATTGAAAGCGACTCCATACAACTTGACAACATTATCTGAAGACTTTCCCACTTTAGTTACTGGTTGGTCTCTTGATTTTCCTTATCCTCAAATATTTAATACAAGTGTATTAGGTCCTATTATTGCTACTCGTACGAATATTTATCAATACAATCCTATTCGTGAGATTCCTGTTTGTGGATTTCCTAGTGTAAATATTTTAGAAGAACGTATTACTGAAAGTACGTCTATTCCATTAGGATCTTCACCTGTACGTGTTTATGTTAAAGTTGAAGCAAATATTCCGAAAGGTGGGGAAATAAAAATAAATCAGAGAAAAGTTTATAATCATTCTGTAGAGTTAGAAGGGGGTATACAATATGTAAGTACTAATGTTGGTTTATTTTTTTATGCAACAGATTTAGCAATTACTATTATAGGTGAAGGTACAGAAATTAAGCGGTTATTAGTTTACATAGAAACTCCTGTTGAAGTTCAATCTAATAATAATGAGATATGGGAATTTGTAGAATATAAAGATACTTTTGCTTTAAATAGAGGTGGATTTACGTACTATTATATAGGTGAAATTGATGGTTTTGTATTATTTGATGAAGAACGTACAATAACAAGGCATAGAAGTAGATTTATTAGTGGTGGTGGAACTTTACCTTTTTCTTATGAACCGTATATAGTTCAACATAAGCATAGAAGTAGTGTATGGTGGTCTGGTTATGAATTATATGGATGTAGATATCGCTATACTAATGGTAAAGTTGAAGATTTTTTAGCCATTCAATTACGAGGTGATAGTGGATATCAGATTGTATCTGATATTGGTAATATTATAAAGTTAATGGAGTTTGGTAATGGATTAATTTGTTTTGGTGATAGTGGTATCGCTTTATTACCTGCAATAAGTGAACCGATGCCTACATATGGACAGATAGTGTATAATAAATCGTTAATACTTGGTGGTAGGGGATGTGTATGCGGTGATGCTAAAAGCATTATATTTATAGACAATAAAGGTCGAATGTGGGAATTAATTTCTGATGGTAAATTAAACTATTTAGGGTACAAAGATTATTTAAAAGATTTATCGTTACAGGAAACTGTAATGGTTATGTATGAAAATAGTGTTTATATAAGTGATGGAAGTAAAAGTTTCATATATACAAACGGTAAACTATCTTCATTTGATGGATTTATTACAAGTTGTATTGTTCATCAAGGCATTCCTCTAGCAATAGGTACGTTAAATACGGAAAGTTTAGTAGATATAGAAACTGTACCCATTCAATTTGGTTCTTTAGGTACTAAAACGTTACATGCTTTAGAATTGTATTGTGATTATCCTCAAAATGCTATGATTACAGTACAGTCAAAAGAAAGTTTAGACAGTGATTACACAGAACACATCTTTTTAGGTACTACTACAGGTATAGTTCCGCTTCATGTAACTGGAGTTGAGTTTATTATTAAGTTTTATGGAAATATAGGAAAAGTATATAATGCTAATATAATTGTGGAAATACAAGAATACTTTGGATTACGAGGAGTTAATGATGGAAGAAGTATTTCGCAAACTGGATGATGGATACCATATTATATTATTATCTCCACAAAAAGTAAAAGATAGATGGGAATCGCTATTTCATTATATAAGGCAATCTTTACCTCCTGGTACTGAAGATAGTGAGATTTTGAAGGGCAATCTATTACTTGGAGTAGAAAAAGGTACAACTCATGTATGGATTGGTGTAGAAGTTAAAGAGGATATACAGCACTTATGTGGTATTTTAGTAACTGTTATTTCTATAGAACCTTTAAGTGAAACAAAGGTAATGGTTATTTATAGTTTAACATCTGTATCTAGCATATTACCTTCTTTATGGTTAAAGGGATTTGAAGTATTGAAGCAATTTGCTAAATCTAATGGAATTAATAGTATTATAGCATATACTACAAATGAGCAATTGGCTATGTTAGCAAAGAAATTGGGTGCTGTAATTCATTATACAGTGGAGGTAAAATAATGTCAGGTACACCACCAGGATATGAATCAGTTCATATAGGATTTCATTCTTTGCTTCTTGGTGGGCAAAGAAGTGGGACATTACCAGATGAGTTTTCCGTAATAATTAATAAGCAGAAAAAGTATTTAGGTGCTGCACAAACTACACTTGATTTGCTTACAGCAGATTATCCATTAGATACATATAATTTATATGACATGATTCCAACTATTGATGAGCCTAGAATGGTTTGGAGATTTTTAGGTGAGACGGAATTACGAGATAAAGGTTTTATGGAATGGGCATTAACTTTTGCCCATTATAATCAAGATTTTTTATGGAAACGTTTATTATTACAAGGAAAAGATCGTCCTATTGTTGAACGTATTAGTAGTATTGCAAGTAATTATGACGAAAATATTGCTATTACTGATTTATCTAATTTAGCGATACTTTATGAACAATCTTTGTTACCTACTCATTTTGGTGCAATGGGACGTACATTAGACCAATTGGCTTCAAATGCTGTCATAAATAATAGTGCGGTATCTCTTTCACTATATTTATTAGAACGAGATCATTATTTGAACGTAGCAAAATATGTAGAAAGTTTACGAAATCCGATTGAAGAAACTCGTACAAAAGCAGATTTTGTAATGAAAGTTATAAGTGCTGAATTGCAAACAGAACAACTATTTATGCAGGAAATGCAAAAACTATTAGCAATTACTTTAGAAGTAGCCAAGTTATATAATAGTATCAAAAGACAAGACTATGCAGATAAACGTACATATATATTAGAAGAAGCATTATGGGATTATGAACTTTACAGACTTGCTGGTAATGTATTAGCAGCAATTAGTGGTGTAGCCGTAATGCCATACAAACCAAGTCCACTAGAAAGGTTAATTGAAATTGCTTCTCCAATACTATCCAATTTAATTATTGGAGGTATAGGACTTTTAAGTATGCTTTAAAGGAGAATTATTATGGATAACGCAAAATTGCTTGCATTAGCCTACTATTTAGGTAAAATGTCCGCATGGACTCCAGAAGCAAACCAGTTTGTAGAAGCATTTCGTGGAGTAGCGGAAAATGCTGCTGCACAACAATATGCCAAAAAGATGGAAAAGAAGAAAGAAAAGGCTGAAAAATGGGGAGCAATTGGGGATATTGCTGGTATTGGTGCTTCTTTAATACCTGGATTAGATCCTGTTGCTAAAATTGGATTAGATGCTGCAATTAAAACAGGTACTGGATTAGCAGGTGGTAATGATTTAGAAGATGTCTTGAAAAACGTATCAACAAGTTCTTTAGGAAGTACCCTATTTAGTAAAATAGGGGGAGAATTAGCAAAGAAACTAGCACCTAATAAGACAATGGTAACTCCTTCAAATACTATGTTAGCAGCAAGTACAAGTAAAGCCCCTACTGATTTATTGGATTTTATGGATAAAACTAACCCATTAAAACAAATTGCTTCTACTACAACAGAACCTGCTAAACAAGCAGTACAAGCAGGTGTTAAATCAACTGCAGAAGCAAGTACAAGTCCTCTAATTAACCAATTTAAGGAAATTGAAAGTACAGCAAAATCGTTATTAGATAGTATGAATGTAAAAAGTGCTCCAACAGTTCCACAAGAAACAAATCCTTATGCAACAACACCCACTGTACCGAAGACTGGAAAATGGATAGAATTTGGTAAACAACTTGGTGCACAAATTCCTACACTTATTAATGCTTTAGGTAGGCTTGCAAGAAGTAATGAGAATAATATAGGTAATTATTATGGATTCTTAAGACCTGAAGTAGTAAATATGTATAAACAATTAGAACAAAAGGACAAAGAACTTGCAATGACAGAAGCCTATCGTAATAAAGAATTAGGTTTAAGAGAGCAAGAATTAGGATTAAAGAAGGAGGAACTTGCACAACAAGGAAAATATAAAGAGGCTGATCTTGCTTTAAGACAAAAAGAGTTAGAACAGCATACACTAAATACAACCATTAGTAATTTGATAAACTTGAAGAGTATTATTGATATAGATACTTATCATCAGTCTCAAATGCAACTTAATAAAGAAATTGCTGATAGAGAATACGAACTAAATAAACAGAAGTTAGATTTAGATAGGCAACAATTAGGCGTTTCTAGTGCTACGGCTTCATTACAAAAACAAGTATTAGAAAGACAATTACAAGAAATGGATGCAGCAAAAAGTAAAATAAATGATATACAAAGTAGAGCAAAAGATATTGTATCAAAAGGTGGTAAACTATCTACTGCAGATTTGCAAGAATATATAAATAGTAAACAAGCACTGACTCCTACTACACCATTAACTGCAAAACATGCATTTGATAGTTTGATTTCATTAGTACCTAATTTACAGATAGATGAGAATGGTATTTTAACCTCAGACTATTTAACTCCAGATGGGGTTAAATATGTGAATATATTGTATTCATTGTATAAAGATCCAGAAAGGGCTATGGATCCTATTGATCAAATAATTTACGATTCACTAAAGAATAAAAGTTCTGAAAGTAGTGGAGGTGTTTTAGGAGTTGATATGAGTCCATTTAAAGTAGAACAAAAATTAAAGAGTCTTGGATTTGATGTAACACCGCAAAAGACATTTTATAAAATGGATTTATTTGATGAATATGATGAAAAAGGACAAAAAAAGATAGATGCAATGAAGCGTTTTAGATAGATAATGTAATAAAATATAGAGTGAGGGGGTGGGGTTTGGGGGGCTACAAATAAAGTCATACGTAATTCTATTTGATAAAGGAGAGGTTATTATATGGCGCCATCGTGGTTTACTGTAAATGATAAAAAATATATTATTCCTGATGATCCAACCATTAAAACTGATGCTCAGAAATTACATTTCATCTTTACTGCATATCCAGAATTACGTGATGTATATGGTATTGATGATGAAAAGTATGAACAGATTGCTAATTTAGGGATGACGGATCATCTTGTCCTAACTGGACGAGAGAAATTAGGATTTAGTAATGATCCGATTTCAACTGCTGCAAGAAGTTTTGGAAAAGGTGCAGCAGATTTATATTATGGTATACCAGCAGGTATATTAAGTGCTTCAGATGTAATTGGTAATCTTATTTCAAAACCGTTTATTCCAGACAAGTTTTCATTAGATGCTATTAATTCAGAAAAAGTAAAGAAGTATGAAGAACAGCATGGACCGATTGATTTAACAAGAACTGAAAATACTTATTCTTCTCCTACATTAGAATATATGCAATGGTTACAAGAAAGTGTACCTGCGTATAATTTAGATCATCCTGCTTATTATGCTTTTATGCCTACTTCTACTGAACGTGTTCAAAAAGTGTCTCATCTTTTGAATCCTAGAAGAGTACTTCCTACAGTTAGTAGAAGTTCACCATTGACACTTGCTGCAGCAGGAATTTTATTTGCGACTCAAGGTATAGGTGCTCCTATTGTAGAGAGTTTATTAGCAGGTTCTCTTTTATTTGGAACTGCTTATGGTTCTAGTTTAATGTCTAATGAAACGATAAATACAAAAATCAGTGAATTAAGTCCAAATGAAGGATTTACTCTTTTATACAAAGATTATGGTAGGGCAAGTATAGAAGGTGGAATAGAAACAATAAGTGACGTGATTACTGGTGGTTTAGCAAAAATTGGTCCTTTTGCTAAACTTGGAAAAATGATTTCACCTAAAGTTGGTTTATATCTTTCTAAAGAGGGTAAATATTTTCTTGCTCCAGCGTTTACAGTAGGAAAACTTACTTTAAATGGGTTATTAGCAAGTGGTATTGAGATGGAGGAAGAAGTATGGACACAATTTTTGCAGGATGTTTTTATAAATAAAGAACTTCAATCGGCTTCTGTATATTGGGAAGCAGCATTAGGTGGATTTGCTGGAGGTATGGTTAATTTCCATGCTTTTCATACAGTAAATACGCTATTTAGTGGAAAGTTGTTAGCAGAAAAAGTTGGTTTAATGACTGAGCAAGAAGCCGAAGAATTTGTAAAATCGGTGAAGGCAGCGAGGGATAAAGTACCTGTTGAAGGTGTTAGGGAGGAAGTACGATATAGTATTGAACAACAGATGGAGCAAGTAAATGCTAAAGATTATCTTGAGCGATTTAATAACTTAATGAAACAGTCTACAATTGATGTAAAGGAACTTTACGATATTCTTGATCAATTTTATAAAGAATATGGTGATGTATTAGGTATTGAAGCAGATATAGATTATAAGGATAAATTAGAAAAGTTTCGTACTAATAATGATACTACAAAATTGGAGGAATTGTTAAAGTTTAGACGAATGCAGTTAGAATACTTTTTTGGAAAAGATGGAGTCAAAGAACTAGAGAATCTGGATATATTTAAAGCCTTTATGGAAGGTGATTTAAATTTAGGTTCCTTATTGGAACAATTTGTTTTATTTACTAATAATGCATTATTACCTTCTGTAGAGGAAGCAAAAGCATTTCGTAGGATTTTATCTAATCCAGAATTTAGAATCTTTCAATTAACTAAACAATATCAGTATTTACCAGAAGATTTAGTACGTATGCTTTATCGCTTAAGCAATTTAGATGTAGATAGATTAGATAATTTGCTTGTACTTACGGATAGGATGTTAAAAGCATCTTATAGACTTTACAATACAACCATTGATGGTAAAGACATTACTTCAGACGCTATGATTAAATTTTTAACTGAAGATAATGGACTATTTATGATTTATGATAATGCTGTGATTACACAAGGTGTGTATCGTACTATGTACGATAGAGAAGCAACATTAGAAACGGCTATTAATAATTTTATAAAGGAAAATGAAGATGCATTAGGAGTTACATTTGGTTATGAAGATATAGTAGGACATCGTGGTAGAATTATAACAATTAATTCTACGATGACTGAAAAGGAAGTAGATACATATGGTAAATTACTTGCAGTACATGAATTAGGTCATGCATATGGAAACTTTTCGTATGAGAATCGTTTCTTATTACCTAAAGCACAACGAAATCCATTTTATGGAGAACATGCTAAATTTACTGAAGAAGATGCTGAATTATTTGTAAATAGATTTCTTGATCGAGTTGTAAATAGTGATAACTTTTTGGATAAGATTAGCAAATTAGACCCAGAATATTATGAGAATCTTCTGAAATTTAGAAATAGTCTAACAGCAGAAGAAAAAGACCAAATTGTTCCTACCTTTTCTCATCCTAATAAAGAATTAGTACGTGCTTATGATTCATTAATTGAATTTCAAGCAGGTGGAGATGCTGCATTAATACGTAAAACTTATCCAGGTTTATTTAAGGAACCTGAAACTGTAGCGGATTTAAACAAAGCGGGTAAAACAGCATTATTGAATTTATTAATAAATGTTATAAAAACACATGACAGTGAATTAGGAAAATCTGTTCAGCAATTAATTGATAATATGAATAATCCACAAATTAAGTTAGATCGTACTCAGGTAATAAATAAACTGAGATACAGGTTGAACAAAATAGGTGATACGAATTTAGCGATAAAGAATAGTCTTAGTAATATTATTAATTTACTCAATAATAGACAAAATGATGTACCTATAAATGGCATACTTGCTAATGTTGGAGTTTCTTCTATTAAGCGTTTTGGAGTTTCCTTAACTGATGTACAACTTGAATTAGTTAGACCTGTATCTACAGAAAATAAGATGGAAGACTTTTCTACTATTATTCGTACTGGACCAAAAGATTCTATAGGTGGAAAAAATAATTATGGATTGAAAATTTTAAGTGATTTAAATGCAGCAGCAAACGCTAAATCACTGTCTGAATTAGGTGCTTTATTTGATTTTGCTACTTATCCAAAAAATGTTGATCTTACGAAATTACTATTAACTGCGTTTTTAAAGGATAAAAATATAAGAGGTACTGTTGCGCTTTTATCGTTATATCAGCATATTAGTATACAACCGCAAACGAGATTTATTGTAAGACCTACTACTAGTAAAGACCCTAATCTTAAGAATTGGGAAGCACCAAAAAATCTTACTATAGTAGATAATAATGTAGTACAACAAAATAAAATTAAATCACTTGATGATATAGAGAAGTTAGTTACTGATGATACATCAAGAGCAGTTATTCAATCGTTAAAACAAAGTGGATATACTGTACAAGACCTAACAGATCAAAATAAGGGATTTATTGCGTATATCCAAGATAATACGAATGAAATTGCAAAATATCAGACTGCTGTTGATAACGCTTTAAAAGAGATTATTACTGCTTCACCTATAACAGAAGCGGCTATTCCGAAAACTATGACTACTTCTATTGGAAAATTAGCCCATTTGGTTATGAATACTCATAAGTATTATCAAAATAATTTAGGTAGACTTGCTATTAACAAACCATTTGGTTTTGCTATGCGTATTCCTAAAAAATCTGAAGGCGTTACTGAAAATGCCTTGTTGAATGAATTTTGGGATGCATTAAAAGAAAGAGGTTATGATGAAGCGATTCGGAATAATTTAGAAAATGTTATTGCTAGTAATAACATTCAGAATGAAAAAGTTAAGAATTTAATTAGAAGTAATATGGATGAAGCCTTTTTAGATGCTGATACATTACTTGACATAATTTATACTCATAGCAATTTTCCTGCTATTTCTGAACTTGCAAGAAAGTATTTATCACAATGTGATAAAGATCATTTAATAAAACGTGAACGAGAGCAAATGGAACAAGTTGTACTTAATATATACAACGCATTTGCAAAAACTGTTAAGGGAACCAGTGCACCTAAGATACGTAATATCTTGGAATTTGATAGAATATTACATACTATAGGTAAATTGATGCCTTATCTTAATTACTATAACAATAAGGTATCTGAAGTAGAGGAAAAATTACGTAAGACTCTTACTCCTAAAAATATGAAGTTATTTCTGAATATGTACAGAAAGCATAAGTATCTAACTGTTACACTTACATTTAAGTATCAAAGATTATTCAAAAAGTTTAAGGCATCTTTTTTAAGTAAAGTAAATACAATCAAAAAAGAATTAGATAAAGCAAGAAAGAATAATGCAGGATATGAAGCAGAATATTCTATATTAATGAAAGGTGTAGAAGAATTATATCGTGATGTAACACAACATTTTGAAACATTTCCTCATGAAAATGTTGATAGGAAATTATATGACAGCATATTCAGAGAAATACAAGAAAGTGAATTTACAGAAAAAGGTGAAAAGATTACAATAAAAGAGTTAGAAGAAAAGTTTAATAAAGGAATAAATAAAGTACTGCAGGATTATGAGGAAAGAGCGAGGGAATTTGTACGATATACTGCTAAATTCGCCCTCTTTAATCATAAAGTAATGCAAAGAAGAATTCATGAATTAACCAGAGTAATTACTGGTAAAAATTATTCTACTAAAGAGAAAATTGAAGAATACAAAAAATTTTTAACTTATACAAAAAACGTTCCTTATAATCTATTAGACCTTGCTGGTAATTACGAACCGTTCTTACGCAAACTTGCATTAATTACAGATAATAATAATCTTTCTAATGAAGAAATAGACCGAATGATTGCTAATATAAACTCGATTTTCAATACTAACTTTAGTCGTACTGATTTTAGACTATATCATAGATTGATTCCTTTGTACTATACATTACCACATATAGATGAGTTATTAAAATCTTTAGTACATTACGAAAGTATGCGTAATCTTTATAAAGATAGAGTCAATAAATTATTTGATAAACATCCTGATCTTAAAAAATTCTTGAAAGCGAAAGGATTAGATTCTATTCCAATAAATCGTATATTATCAGCAATTCTTGAAGATAAGGGTACTACTACGGATTTTGAAAGATTAAACGTGCTATTTAAAACTACATATAGGGCTATTAGTAAAGAATGGGATGAAAAAAGACGTGAATTATTATTCAAACTTATAGATAAAGTTAACCTTACTGGTGTATTTGTTTCTGAAAAAGCATCAAAACAATTACAAAAATTTGCCTATTCTAGTCGTCCAACAAGTGCTTTAGAATTAGGTAAAGCGTTAATACAAATTATTGATTCTGTTGATAGACATATACGTGCTCCAATTGAGAAGAAAATAAGTGAAGAATTACTTAACCGAGTATTACCTAATATAATTCAGGAATGGATTGATGAATATGAGTTTCATCAATCAGAACTAGAAGAATTAATGGAAATTGCAAATGATTTTGGTGCTACAGAATTTGCAAGATTTATTCAAATGAAACTAACAGATGCTGAATTACTAGATAAACAATATTCAAAAGCATTAAGTGATTTACTAGCACAATATGAAGAAGAATTTGTTAATCAATACTTATCAATGGGGTATGATTTTAAAGGTAATCGTACTATTAATACACCTGAAATTGTGCAATTAATTCAACCCTTTGTAGAAATTCCATATGATGTAGACCCGTATAAATGGGTAGATGAAAATTTAGAGACGGCTATTAATATTTTACGCAATTATTATCATTACGAAATAACAAATATAACGCATGAAAATACACATATTCAAATAGAGGCTATAGTACCAAATATAGAAGAACTAATTAGAAGATTACGAACTCTTCGTAATCGTATTGTACCTAGAACAGATTATTATACTGATTTACTTACTACAGAAAGTATGTTAGCAAAAGCAGGAATATATGCTTCAGAAAAAACTAATATTAGAAAAGGGTTAAAGAAACCTATAGAAGTACAAGGATTCTCAGTTGCTAGAGGAGAACGTTTTCGTATAAAGGGACGTATTCTTTCTAGAAGAGAAGGTACATTTGATGTAAAAGCAGGTTCTACTAAAAAGACATTTTTGACTTCAATTAAATCAGCATTTACTCAAAAATTTATTGAGTATCGGTATAAAAAACTATTGGAATTATTGGAAAAAGATGAGTTTTCATTTGTAATAGATGCTAATGATTTAGAAGCAAATGATATTGAAGTTGATAAAAGTATTGAAGAGAGCCCTATTCAATCTTATTTGATGGACCCAACTACTTTAAACAAACTTCCTCTTCCAGCAAAATTGCTTATTGTAGCAACAAAAGTTGCTGTACAATTAGACGACATAATGTTGAATGTACCTGCACATAAAATATACGAAATTGTTAACAAATATATAGCCTATCCTATAACGGATGATGCTACATTATATTCTTTAATATCTAGTGAATTAACTACCATCATACAAAAATTAAAAGAAGATCAACAAGAATTTGCATTTAAATCCTTAGAAGATTTAACTATCGAAGAATCTGTACTTAAGGCTTTAAGTTCACTTACTAATGGTAAAGCATTTATACGTGGTATTTATGACTATATTTATGCAAATGAACTAGCACAACTACAAACAGGTATTATGAATGAAGTATCTATCAATACAAAAAGAATAAATAAGATTAAACGAATTATACAAAATACTTATGAAACTGTTCCTATAGAAATTGGTGCTACAAGATATTTTGCTATTCTTAATTCTAGAAATAGAGCAGATAGTGCTGAAAACAGTACAATTACTTTGTATACAGAAGATGAAATAGAGAAGATGTATATTAATACACTTGATCCTGAACATGTATTAGACCTTCTTTCTAATAGTTTTATTGCTTTTATTGATTTATATACCAATACAGATTTTATTATTAATGACTTAGTACATACTTCTATTCCATCTTCTGTTACTCTAACACGAGAAGAATTTGTGCATGGAAATGGATATGTACTTAAGTTTGAAAGAGGTAGTATACCTTCTCAATCAAACCTACTTCCAATGTATAATAAGCAAAAAATATTGAAAGCAGTATCGGACATTTTTAAACTTCCTAGAAAACATCATTATCTTGATATAGATTTTAGTGATCCCAATCAACTTCCTAGTTATCGTATACCTGAAAAACCTCTAATTTCATTTGATTTTCACCAATATGATACAGAACTTATAAGGCAATTACTTCTTACAGCAGATTTAGTAGATAATCCTGAATTAATGCCATTACCTGTAAACTTTATAGGTACAGATAGAATTCCTTTATTATATACATCAAATAAACCTGTTCGTCTTCTTTCAGCAATCCGAACAAATTACAATACATTACCTGATGAAAAGAAAGGATTGCTATTCCTATCTAGCCAAAAAATGATACATCCAGAATTGTTTGCTATTTTATATTCTACCTATGTTCAAATAATTCCAGATGAACATATTTGGAAAAATAAAGTCATTATTCCAAATACATCTGGAATACATTTTGAACCGTCTGAAATAGAGGCTTTGCGTGAACGTGGGTTTGTTTTTATTGAAGATACACTTTACGTAAGTGATAGAAATCTCTATGAAACTTATGGAAATAACAAATATGTACTTGATGAAAATGGAAATAAAATTCCAAATCCAAGTGCTTTATTTGAAATTTTGGAACTGTATATAAACGGTATTATTAAAGTTAAACGAAAGGAAAATACAAGACTTCTTCTTCTTGAAGCAACTTCTATTTCTGAATTACAACAAGTATTTGATAGTGAAACTATCTATAGGACTATTAAAGGAACTTTTGCAGTAGATCCTTCTCGTGTTACATTAATGAAATATGTAACTGATTTACATAGAGCCTTTGAAATGGCTTATGAAATGGCTTTACCTTATACATCAGAGTTCAAAACTGCTCAAGAAGATGTGAAATATCTTTTAGGAAGACTTAAGGCTATTAATCGTGAAATAAATTATACTACTCCAGATAATCAACAAAGATTAGAAATGCTTACAAGAAAGAAAATGAAGATAGAAGGTGCACTTAGACAAGCACGAGCAAAGTTCGAAGAAATAAGTAAATCACGTGAGAAACTAGAAAATGATTTAATAGACACATTAAATTATTACAAAAATGTAGTATCAAACATACCAGAAGATAGTACAATTGATATGTATTATCAAACATTAGTAGAAGATTTACGAGCACAAGAAGAATTATACAAGGAACAATTAAGCAAAAATCTTTCAGAAGAAACTCTTGAAGAATTACGTACTCGAATGGCACAAATAAAAGGAATGGTTTCTCGTGTACTTGGATATATAATCCATGAAAATATGACGGAAAATGGTTATATTGGTCCTTATCTCTGTGATATAGATATTACTCAAGATAAGAAATTATCTGTAGAACAAATCGTAAAGGCTGAGTTAGTAAGAGATTATTTTAAAAAGATACAACAAATAAGTGATGTAGACCTATCTTTTCTAATTGGAAGAAAAGTAAAGATACCTGTTTATTTCCGTATAGAACTTCCTTTAACAAAAGCCAAATCTGAAGTAGAAACAGAAGGTATTTCTATTTCTGAAGAAACAGAAATTACTCCAAAAACACTAAAAGAAAAGATAAAAGCACAAACACGAAAAGTAAAAGAAGTTGTACCTACAGATGTTATGCAAACATTATCAGGTGATTACGTAGTTATTTATTCAGATAATAGTGAAAAACCTATTACTAAAGAAGAAGTACCCATATATGAACAACAAATAAGAGAAGCAAAAATTAAAGCGAAGAAGCCAAAAGGTAATATTCAAAACGTAATTATTAAAGATGGTAATTACTATTTTGTATATGAAGATGGTACTGAACGTCCTGCACCTGATCCTACTACTGCTCGTAGAGTCCTTGCTTCTTTAGTACTAAAGAAAAGTATGAAAGAAGGATTTAAGATGTCTATAAAGCGTCAAAAGCCCACTGAATCCTCTAAACCAAAAGTAAGAGGAGTTATTGCTGTACCTGCTCTAACTCCACTTAATTCAATCCAACGTAGATTACATAGTGAAGAAGAAGTAAAAGAAAGTATACAGCATATACCTAGAAAAATTATTGAAACACAGGTACATAAAAGCAAACCTACAAAAGTAGAAAAACCAAAACGTAAACGTAAAGAAGTAATGGATGAGATTATAGCCTCATTAGAACCATTAGATACTACAGAAGCACCTGAAATTGCAACCATTCTTGCAGAATCTGAAAAAGAAGAACCTCCTAAAATACCTACTTCTACAGATGTTTCTGTAGAAGATGTCAAGAAAACAGTACTTAAGGAAGTTTCTCCATTATCTGGTATTATTAGTGTTGAATTAAATAAGGCATTAAAACGAATTGAAAATGCAAAATATCTTGAAGACCTTTTAGATAAAATGACTAAAGGAGTGCAAAGTCCTTCTCTAAAACATTTAATGGATGTACATGCACTTCTATTAAAGAAAACAGCAGAACGTGTAGAAGCAACACAATCTGGTAATATCGCATTAGCAAATCTTATAGATCAAGATTTAGAGACATTACAACAATATGAAGCAGATTTAGGAAGTTATTTTGGTTTTGGATTACGTACATTTAAGGATTTACTTGCTCTAAATATCGGTTCTTTATATTCCTCAATAACCGAAGCAATAAATGAACCACCAAAAGGATTTAAGATGTCAAAAAACAACAAAACTATTATTCCTCAATTAATTGCGGTTGACCCAAATCTTACACAAAAAGTAATTGATATCTCTCAAGAAATTATCGAAAATGCTAAATCTGAAAGAGCATTAGCCACTATTGGTAAATTAGCAAAACAGTTACAAGCAACTATTGAAACACGATTACGTCAAAATCAACCTTTAGATAAATTAGAAAAACGTATTCTTACTACTATCTTTAATAAAGGTGGTAAAATATCTACACAGGATTTAGCAGAAGCCCTTTATGCCCTTAATCGTAATAAACGTAGACTAGGATACATAACTGCTTATTTACTTACAAATCAATTATCTAATCCTGAAGGACGTAAAGTAGATTTTGTTAGTAACTTCTTAAGTCTTCTATGGAATGTATATCCTAAACGAGTAGGTCAAATTATATTCGATAGTTTAGCAGAAAAAATTTATAATGCTCGTGGTAAACCTTATCTTCGTAAATATTTTGTAAAAGACCTTGCAACAAATCCATTTATTGGATTAAAGGAAGGTCTTATTAATGGTTGGCTTTATGCTACTTTCAAGATCGATAGAGAACACTTTAATACAAAATGGATGAGAGAATTAAATTCACTTGTACTAGGTAGTGAATTATTAGCCAAATATGGTTCTAATCCATTTGTAAAAGGATTAGGATATGGCTTATCCTTTGTTCCTCGTCTTCTTTCTGCAATAGACGTAGTAGTTAAATCTTGTGCACTAAATTATGCTCGTATAAATATGGAAACTTCTTTACAATACCATATAGATAAAAAGAAAATGTCTAAAGAAGAATTTGTTAAATTATTAACCGATGATATATTCTTACGAAATAACAAAACACCTACAAATGCAGAATACAAAGAAGTGTTTAATGCATTAAAAGAAAATCCTTATGCAGCATTTACAGGACCCATTGAAGCCTTTGCAAACCAAGTAGTATTTCAAGAACCTGCAAAAGGTGTTATACGTGGCTTAATATCATTACGAGATACATTAGATGAAAGTATTGCCAACGTAACTGGATTACCTATTCCATTAGGTAGATTAATGTATCCATTCATTGCAATTCCCTTTAATCTTGCAAAATTTGCTATGCGTTTACAACCAATAGCCGTATTATCTCCATTTGGTATTGGATTTAATCCAATAGGTGCAATAACAGGAGTATTCGGAGCAAAAGCACTATTTGGTGATAATTGGGTAACTATTGCCACTAATCAATTAATTGGTGCTTTCCTATCCTATATATTTGGATGGCTATTACAAGCAGGATGGATTACTGGACCTCCACCAGAAACAGAAGAAGAAAAAGAAATTTGGAGAAATCTAGGTATTCGTCCATATTCTTTTGTAGTAAAAGACCCAGCAGGTAATCCAATTTACATATCGATACCAGAACCTTTTAATAGTGCTTTAATTCCAATTATCGATCAGATTTATTACATTATGCGTAAACCAGATTTAGTAATTGGTTCTACAGAACACATCAATTTGTTGCGCAAATTGTATTATAATACCTATAAATCACTTATCGATAATACTGCATTTGGTGATCTGCTAGCGTTTAACTTTGGTCTATCCGATCCATTAAAGGGATTACGTATTGGACGTATGGCCCAATCACTACTTCCAGCATCTTCTTTCTTCCGTTTTCTTAATCAAACTATGAGAATACAAAATGGAATTCAAAGATCTGTAGAAATTGATTATACAATCAGAGATGTATTCAATGATCCTTCAAAAATTGCACGTGCAGCATTAGGAGATACATATGGTGAAAATTTAGTAGCCATGTTTGGTCAATTTATTCCTGGATTTGAGAAAGGTATTCCAGAACGATTCACCATTTATGGAAAAAGTTACGAACGAAGCCATTTGGTAGCAGATATTATGGGATTCAAATTACCTCTTGAATGGTTCTGGTTAGGTAAATCTATTGCTCCAGAACAAGTAAGTCCTGTAGATAAAGAATTCTTTAATCTCGGAATTTATCCATCTATTCCTAGTAAATACAGCGTATTCTATGGTCAAAAAGTAGATTTAACAGAAGAACAATATCGTTCCCTATGCTTAACGTATGGTAATCTCATAATGAAATTTATGGGTAATTTAATAAATAGTCCAAAATATAGACAATTAGGATACGAACAAAAGTTAATTGTAGTAGATAGACTATTAGATAAGGCAAAAGAATATGCAAGAAAAATATTTATAGCACAATATCCTGAAATCAGAATACAACAAGTTCAAAAAGCAATAGAAAATCCAGTAAGTTATATAACAAGAAGAAAAACAAATACACCACATGAAGAATGGGAATAAAATAAAGTAGCCCCCCAAACCACCCACAAACATAGTTTGTGTATAATGTATTAAATTTGTGGGGGTGGGGGGCTACAATTACATTAACTTTTATTACCCCTATAGGTATACCATCTGTTTCCTTCATGATCCATTACTACACTTATAATTTTCATACTTACTAGTAGCGAAAGTATATTATCTAATTCTGTTTTTCCGTTAACATCTGCCCAAAATTTGTTAGCAATTTCATCTAAACTAACTTGTTTCTTACTAATAATATACTTTAGCATACGTGTAGTAACAGATGCAGTTCTGCTTTGACCTTTACCATAGAAGATATCGTTCATTCGTTTTTCTGTTTCTGTTAAGATAGCCAATGCTTTATCAAAATCTTCTCCTGTAATGATACGTTCGCTACTTCTAGAAGCACTAACAATCATACTTAATTTTCTTAAGTGTAGTGACCTTCTTTCAATATATCCTTCAAAATATTGATCATGTAATCCTACTGAATCATCTTTCATATACCATTCTGTATGTTTTTCGATAAAATCTTTAGTATACCTAAATTTACCTTTCATAGCATAAATACTATGAAGGTCATAAATTAAATCTTCTCGCATTCTTTCCATTTCTGGAGTAAGAAATGGATCAGGTATTTTCTTTCCTCTTTCACCATAAACAAGTATCATTCTTCCTGTTAATCCACCACCTATGGCTTCATGTGGAAGAGATGTTTGTAATAGGCTAGGAGTAATTGCACCTAAGATATTCAAATAAGGACCTACAACAATATCTGTATTTTGATGTTTTGTTTCATAAGTCCAAGTCTTATCTGAATCATAAATATCAGTTAAATCATAAATTAATCTATAATTTTCTTTACCTATAAATACTACAAATTCTTGAGCAAATATAGTTAGAGAACTATGCACATAAGGTACATCATCGATAATATCCTCCGTTCTAGATTCTGCAAATCTTCTTATAAATGCCTCACGAGTCATACTTTCTGCACAATATATGATACCTACTTCATCGAGCAATTGCTTGACTTGTCTCATAGCAGTACCTTTTCTAGAACCGCTACTACCTACTAGTAACACATAGCAATTAGGATATATTTGTTCTCCGTATTGCCATTCCAACCAGCATTTACGTTGTAGGCAACTAGCAATTCCAGAAATACCGCACCATAAACGAAATAATACACAAGGTTCACTATGTTCTGTATAAACTAGATAGGAATCTAGCCAAGACTCTAATCTTCTCCCCATGTTGTTAATCCTCTTTTCACATCCACATTAATAATAAACGATACATTTTTCCAGTGAAGAGGTTGTTCTAAACTATAGATCGTTTCATCGATGATGTATTCATCTTCTTCTTTCAATTGCAATAAAATTGCATCGTGAATTTGATTTAACACAATAACTTTATTAGCATATCGTTCTTGGATAAATCGTAATCCACGTATGTTAATAATATCTGCAATAGAAGATTGTGGTATATATGCATAGGCTTTTGTCATAGTATCATCTAGGAAATATCTAGTTCTTCCCATTAAATTTGTAAGTTTTCCTGTAGTATCTAATGCTTGTTTTACCCATTTATGATACATTCGAATTCCTGTATATTCACTATGTGCTGCTTCATGTAATTCTTTTGCACGTTTCTCGTCTAGTTCTTGTTGTAATGCAAACTTTTTATATCCTAATCCATAGTTAAGTGCATGATTAACTTGTTTTCCCCATTGTCTCCATGTCTTATTTCCTATACCAATAGGAGCAAGAACTCCATTCTTATGTTGTTCAACAACTTCTTCATAAGATAAACCACTAATGAAACTTCCTGTAAGGCTATGTAGATCACAACCTGTTTCAAAGGCATGGATCATTTTAGGTTCTGGTGCAATATAAGCAACAATTTTGTTTTCTGCTTGTTTTAAATCTAATTCATATAATTTATAGCCTTCATCAGGTATTACAAACTTCTTAAATTCTTTTGGTAAATTTTGGAAGTTTAATCCTTTACCGTCCAAAGTTTTTTTGCTTGATATTCTACCAGTAGTAGCCCCAACAGGATCATAAATGCATCGTAATCTACCATCTTCATGAAATGCTTCATTTAGATATGTACTTAACAGTTTGCTTTTCTTTCTATATTCTAGTAAAATAGTTGCTTCTTTTATGCCTTTTCTACTTAATCGTTTCAAAACTACAGCATCTACACTACCACTTTTATAAGGAGTTAATCCTAATTTACCGAAGAAATAGGTTGCTACTTGTTTAGGACTATTAGGATTAATAGGTTGTCCACATAATGATTCAAACTGAAGTTTGAGATTATTCACTTCTTCTTCTAATTCTGTTTTCATTTTATATAGCCCATCTACATCTAATCGCATTCCTCTAGTACCCATCTCAATAAAGAAAGGAATTAGTCTAGTAATATGATTATAAATGCTAAGATTACCTAATTCTTTAATAATGGCTTTTATCTTTGGCATACAATAATGAGGCATTAAAGCATCTTGTGCATTATACCAAAAGTACTCTTCCGTTAATCCTTCTACTTTACGTAAGTATTTATAATACGGAAACCTAGTATATAGGGACGTAATAAATTGCAACGATGCAGGAAGATCAGGTAAAGCAATTCTACTTGCTACCATTGTATCTTCAATAGGTTGCATTTTAATCCCATAATCAAGTAGTTTAATAGCATCAAATGTTACGAGATTATGACCTAGTTTTACAATAGCAGGATTCTCTAGAATAGGTTTAAAAAGAGGTAAAAATTCTGCCCTACATGATAAAGCAGATTGTTTGTTTGCACTAACACCAATGACTGTAATTTCACCGCTTTTCCTATGTGTTTCTAAATCTAATGATATAACTTCTGAACTATAACACGTTTCAATATATGCTTTAATAGTAGATTCATCAGGATCAAGAATATAATTTATTTGCTCTTTCTCTACCTCTAATCCTTCCATAGCCTTCATAAAATCATGAATCATGACATATGTCATGGCTTTTCCTGTAAAGGCATCTGATGATGCATCATCCGTTTTAATAGCACGTAATACTGCAGAAGGATGAATAGTTGGTACTATCCATTTACCAGGTAATTCTGGATTTGTAAGATATGTTCCTCTCCATTCCATTATACCTATCTTACCAGTAAGAGCATACATGGCTACATTACCTAATGCTACAATACGAGAACATGGAGATGTTTTTAACATCTCTATAAGAGCACGTCTATGATACTCAAATTCTGGTGTAAATGTAGCCATTTGTGCTCTACTATTAAACGAAATGACCGTTTCGATTAATTGTACAAAGAAAGGTAATACATTCGTTAAATAACAATCCTTCCTATTAATACCAGCATGCATAAGAACTTTATTAAGCACATTTCCTGCTGGTCCTACAAATGGTCTACCTTTCTCTATCTCTGTCCTTCCTGGAGATTCTCCAACAATAATTAAAGAACAATTAAAAAGATCACCTTCTGTCATCTTTAGATTCTCCTTTTATTGTAATGTGTTCCTTGTAAACCAAAGACTTGTCTTGACGTAATGCTTCTACTAAAGCCTTCATTATACGAGGAAAAAAATGCGTACCATTTCCCCACGAGACTAAACGTTTCAATGCATCCTTGTCTTCTTTCTCAATTGGTATCGTAATTTTGCTCATCATAATAACATACTCCATAAAACAAAGGTTTAGTTTAAGAATTTTGTAGCCCCCCAAACCCCCACATGCATCATAGATGCATAGATATATATGTATGTGGGGGTGGGGGGCTACTAATTACATTTACTGTTCAATTACGAATCGTGTAATGCGATTCTTTGTTACAGAACCAAGTTCTGTTTGTTGCAAGACTGTATCCACCATTGCCTTCACTACTTTACCTTCTAAAACAGAAGGATCAAGTTTTACTTCTTCTTCTCCTGGTGCAAGAACAGGCAAAATACCAGCAGCATTTAGCAATGCTTTCAATTGCTTTACTGCGATTTTTTGCTGTTTCTTTCCCATAGAAGGAGAAGGAAGCATAATAACATGATAAAGGTCATCTACTTCTTGGTAATCAGGATTTGTTGGAGCAAGTCTCAAATTCAGATAAGGATTTCCTTGTTTAGAGACACGCTCTTCTGCTTTCTTAATTACCAAATCATAGAGACCAGAAGGCAACAAGGTTTCTCCATCGTCTTCAAACAGATTGAAAATAATCATGGTTCATTCCTTTCTTGTTACGTTACATTAATATCTTACCTACATACTTACACTTACTTCTCGTTCCTCATTTTACTTCATAGGTTGATCCTCCTTTTTTAATGCTCCTAGTTTCACCATCAACTCTGTTATATTGGCAGGAACTCGAGCATCCTCAATAACTCTACCTAATCTACTACGTGCTTTAATCGTACCATTGCTCTTAATAAGCAATGTACGATTTATGCCTTTAGATGTTTCAAAGGCTTGCATGTGGTAGAGTTCATCAAACATCATAGGAACTCGAAGTTCCATTTGCCCACTAATGAAAATCATCGTACGTACATCACCCGTAATATCGTTCTTCATATATCCACAATGTGCTGTAAATAATACATTACACGGTAATGAAAGAATTTCTTGCAAACGAAAACGTAAAGCAATTTGAAGGTCTTGATATTGTGCTAATGTAGGTTTCTTACCTATCATTCCATTATCATATAGAATTTGGTTGAGACAAGCATCACCAAATCCTGTAAGACTATCTACACAATAAAACTTTATTCGTTCAAATACACCACCTTTCTTTAATTCTGTTAAACGTTTCTCAAAATCTCTCCACGCTGTAGGACGAGTAGGATCATCGTAACTAAAATCTTCTGCAATTACTGTATCTGGATTGCAAGCAATCCAGTCTTTAATAGATAATAAACCACCCGTATCAAAATTGTGAATAAGAACTGGTGTAGGACATGTTTCAATCAAACATGTCTTTCCGACACCAGGATCACCATACACAATAATGTTAATCTTGTCCGTAGATAAATTTAATTCTCTTGCTTTTACTGTGCCTAAAATCGGGTTTGTCATGTTAGTCCTCCTTTACTTGTTTGTAAATAAATTACGCTTCCAGTGGATTCCAAAACTCTATCTTGAAATCTTCATCACATTCAATTAACTCTGTAAGATCAGAACGTTTTGTAATACCACCAGCACATAAATGAAAATAAGGACATGTAGAAAAGGTAACACATCTTCCATATCCCATATGCATAGGATAATCCCTTACATCATCATGCTGTAATACATATTTTAGAATCGGTTGCACCATGTGAATCCATTCGTCTATAAGTAAATCACTATATCGAATAGGTAATCGTGCAGCATAACAACCACTACTAGTAAAGAATAGACCTGATACGTATACAGCATCTGCTTCAATTCCATAAAGACATTGCAAACCAAAATAGTTTGCAATTAATTGAGGAGATAATTGCCATTGTGCACTCCATCGTTCTGAATCCATTGAAGATGTCTTAATTTCATTAATGTAATATGCACCCGTTTTTAGATTTTGATAAACAGAATCAGAACGAAATACAAATGGCTTTTCATCAATTAGAATTGTTCCACATATTTCTGCATATCGAACACACATATGTTCGGAAGAATATTTCTTCCAATAATCTTGAAGGCATGTAAGAAAGTTTTCTTTTGTCTTATACTTTCTAGCATACTCTTCAATAGGTTCATATGCAGGAATGAATACATCCGTATAGGCTTCATTTATTAATTCCTCTGAAGGCATAAGAATACCTTCATTGGTTTCTAAAAGTTTCTTATGAATGTATTCAAACGTACTATGAACTGCTAATCCAAACTCAAGGTCAAACTTGAGATACGTTGGAGTAATGCCTTTAATATGACGCAAATAATATTTGCGAGGACACTCCATATACGTTGTTATCTTTGTAGTATCAATTACGTTGTTAGGTTTCATAATTAGTATATCCTTTCTGTTGTATAATTAACTATTGAATTACTAATTCATTTGTTTTTGTTGGTACCAAATCACGTACTTTATATTTTCCTTTTACAAATTGAAGTATATGAACCTCACCAAATTTATTTAACATGTAGGATACTGCAAAACATTGAAGTAATGCAGGACCCGTAAGTATTAAAAAGTCTTCTGCTTTAGCAGATGATAATACTTCATTACAACATTCAAGCATAAATGCTGCATCATACTTATCAATCATTCCTTTCGTAATCGGAATGACCTCGTCTACTTCAATAGGTTTAGAGACATTACTTACCAGAATATCTGGTGCTACATCATGACCCCACGCATTTGTTACAAACACTTTACTCATCCAGTTCTCCTTTCTCTTGTATACCCTTCAATGCATATAAAACATCCGATACTACATCATCACCATATGCCATTAACAACTCTTGTGTTGCTTCAGCAGATGATAATATGGGAATGTCTAATAACTTCACCCACTCTTCAACTATCGTTCTAATGAGACTGCTCTTTGTCTTGTATGCCTTTGAGTTTCCTATAGTTTTGTAATGTTGAATAGCGCTTCCCAATAAGTCTAATGGTATCCGTGATTCGATTATAATAGTCTTCATCAAAGAACTCCTCTAATAATAATATGTTTTGCCTCAACTGCTCAAGTATTTTTTTGTTCACCTTTAGACTTCCTTCTTCTAGTACGATAAGGATAAAGTGCACAATCATAAATTGTACACTCTCTTATCGCTTTTGCACTCCAACACATACATTCTAGACATTTCATTTTAATGGCTTGTGTACGTGTCAAAGGTTTATCATACCTAAAATCATATCCAGTTAATGTGTTTCGCATTCCTTTTTTCATTCTTCGTAAACTCTAACCACAATGTACCCGAGATATACAGCGTTGTCAACTGATATGCTATAGTCTAGTATGGTGAACACCATTCATCATACAACTTCGTATATTCACAATATAGCCAATCTATCCACTCTTCCACTGCTT